AGATTCTAGAGAAAGTTAAAAAACTAATTAGCGATTACAACGAAGTCAAGCGGGATATTACGGAGAAAATTAAAAATTGGGGAAAGAATGTTGATGCACTACAGAGTAATGCCAGTGCCTTGGGTGAGAAGATAGAATTACAAAGACAGGTAGTAGAAAAATATCAAGGACAGTTGGAAAAATCTAAAAATACCCTTGAGAATAATTCCAAAGCTATGCTTGATTTGAAACAAAAAGTTGATGAAGCTAAAACAGCATGGCAAGAAAGTGCAGCAGCGGAAGGAAAAAATGCAGAGTCTACAAAAGAGTTAAAACAAGCTTATGATGAGTTAAATAAACAATATACAGATGAAGAACAAAAAGTACGTAATAATGCTAAAACTTTAGATGGCTATACAATACAGGTCAACAATGCAGAAGCTAAATTAAAAAACTTAGAAAGTCAGTTAGAGTCAACTAATAAAAAAATAGATGTGCAATCTAGTTCATGGACACAAGCTGGAGAAAAGCTTAATAGTATTTCTGAGGGATTTAAAAATGTAGGAGAAAAGCTCTCTAGTGTAGGCGAAACACTTACAACTCATGTTTCTGCACCATTAGCAACAGCAGGTATAGCAAGTTTGAAGTTTAGCAATGATTTCTCTGATGGGTTAGCTAAGATCTCAACTACTGCTGATACTACACAAACGAGTATAGATAGCATTGGTAAGGGAGTAATAAAACTTAGTGATGATACTGGCAAGAGTGTTGATGATTTAAACGCTGGACTATATGAAGCTATTTCAAGTGGTGTTCAAACAGGTAATTCACTAAATTTTATGACTACAGCAACAAAGGCAGCAGTTGGAGGATTCACTGATACACACACAGCAGTTGATGGATTAACCACTGTATTAAACTCTTATAACATGAAATCTGAGGATGCTATTAAAATAGCTAATCAGATGATGGTTGCACAAAATTTGGGCAAAACAACACTGGGAGAAATGGCACAATCTATTGGCTTAGTAGCAGATACTACAGCTAATATGAATATAAAAACACAGGATTTATTTAGTTCACTTGCGACTATGACAGCACATGGTATTGGTACAAGTGAAGCTATTTCAGGATTAAGAGAAGCACTTTCTAATGTTATAAAACCTTCAGATGAAGCTAGTAAAATGGCACAACAATTAGGGCTGCAGTTTGATGCAGCACATGTAAAATCTGTAGGTTGGGCACAATTTCTTGAAGAAATTAAAGATAAAACACATGGAAATACCGCAGAAATGGGACAATTATTTGGCTCTGTAGCGGGTTTAAATGCAATGATTACCCTTACGAGTCAAAGTGGTATGAGTCTATTTAATGAATCTTTGAAAGAAATGAATAGCAATACTAACTATGTGGATCAAGCTTTCCAAAAGGTTAAGAACTCTAGTATTGAGTTAGGTCAAGCGTTAACACCTTTATTGAGTACATTGGCAAGTATGATAAAAGGACTAGCTGAATGGTTAAATAGTTTAAGCCCTAGTCAGAGACAATTTGTTGTAGATATGGGACTTATGGTTGCCGCAATTGGACCGTTAATTTTAGGAATTGCAAATGTAATTACAGCAACAGGAACTATAACTGATGCATTTGGAACTTTAAGTACTAAGATAGGTGAAGCAGGTGGCTTATTTAGTGTATTATCTAAGCCATTTAGTTTGTTAAGCTCTGGTCTAGGCAGTTTAGGTGAAAAAGTAGTAACATCAACGGCTTTATTTTCTGGATTAGGTGCAGGATTAAGTTCTTTTGGAAGTAAAGTATCAGCATTAATGTTTGGACCATGGCAGTTATTAATTAATGGTTTTAAATCTTTACCAGGAGTTATTAAAAGTTTTTCTTTTGCAGGAATAGCAGAAAAAATAATAGCACCATTTAAAAATATACCTACATTATTAACTGGAGTATTTTCTAAGATACCAAGTTTGTTTGGAGTATTTAAGGGTGCATTTACTAGCTTTGGAACGACCATTATAGCTCTAGCTCCTAAAGTTTTAGCAGGAATAAAGTCTATGTTTTCTATACAGGGGATAATGACAGGTGCAAAAACAGCATTAGCATTATTTACAAGCCCTTGGGGTGCTTTAATCTTAGGGATAGCTGCTGGTGCAGGAGCTATAATTGCTAATTGGAGTAAAATATCAAATTTTGCACATCAAATTTTTGGTGGCAATATGAATCAAATTTTTACTCAATTTAAACAGTTTTTTACACAGGTATGGAATAGTATCCAAAATACTATAACTGCAGTGTGGAATTATATAGGCCCTACAATTACTGGTGCAGTTACACAAATTCAATCATTCTGGAACCAAGTATGGCCTGAGATTAAGGAAGTCTTTGTTGAAGTTTGGGATGTGATGAAAGTTGTAATAGCCCCTGCATTAGCTGTAATGTATACTGCAATTTCAACAGGTATTGGAGTTATAAAAGGTATTTGGGGACCAGCATGGAGTGCAGTAAAAGATACACTTAAGCTTGCATGGGATGCAATGACTGGAGTAATAAAGGTTGCATGGGACATTATTAGTGGAGTTATTAAGGTTGGATTGGATTTAGCCACTGGACATTGGAGTAAAGCTTGGGGAGATTTTAAGAGTATTTTCTCTAATGTATGGGGTGATTTAAAAAGTTCTGTAAGCAATATCGCTAAAGATGCTTTACAATGGGGCAAAGATATAATACAGGGTATTATAAATGGTATTAAGGGCGGAATTAAAGCACTTGGAGATGCAGTTAAAAATGTTGCAGAAACAATATGGAGTTATCTGCATCATTCTACACCAGAAGAAGGTCTACTTGCTGATGATGATACTTGGATGCCTGATTTTATGGAAAATCTCGCAAAAGGCATTACTGACAATAAATATAAAGTAACTGATGCCATGAAAAAAGTAACATCTGATATTCAATCTAATGTTAAAAATGTTAACCCTACTATAAATGCAACTTCCAATAATGCTTCAACTGATGAAAAAATAAAAAGTGAAAGCGTAACACAAAAATTAGGTAGAAGTATATCAGGAAGCAAAGATAATGTTATAAATCCTTTTAATAATTTAATCAACTTAATAAGTAAAATTTTAAATGAATTTACAACGAACTCAATAAATTATGGAATAAATACAAATAAATCTATAGGTAGTGGTGTAACTAGTAGTGCTAATGTAGTGACAACTGCAGCAAAGAAAGTGACAGATACTCTTGATAAAAACTTAAACACCTTTGCAACTAGCTCAGTAAACTACGGTACAAACACAAATATAAGTATAGGAAATGGCATAAACAACAGTGCTGACGTAGTAACAAATGCACAAAAAGGTGTAACTGATACTTTAGATAAAAATTTAGATACTTTTGCAAGTAATTCAGTAAACTATGGAATAAATACAGATAGTAGTGTCGGTAATGGTATAAGTAATAACTCTAATGCAGTAATGAGTGCAGGTAATAAGGTAACTACTACTTTAGGTAATAACCTAAATGCTTTTGCTAATGCATCCATAAAGTATGGACAGACTACAGATACATCAATTTCTAGTGGAATAAATAATACTGTTGGTACTGTAATAAGTTCTGCAAATAATCTTGATTCTCAACTTGGCAATACTTTTTCTACCTTTGCACAAGGCTGTACTCAATATGGACTAAATGCAGGTAATTCTATTGCAGAAGGTATGAGACAGTCAGAATCCAATGCAGTTTCTATAGCTAAAGAATTAGTACAAAAAATTCTAAGTGCAATAACGGGACCTGATGGGTTTGATGAACACAGTCCTTCAAGAAAAACAACATGGGCTGGCGAAATGGCTATAGACGGACTTATTAACGGAATTACTTCTAAAGATGCAGCCGCAATATTTAAAAATAAACTTGCACCTATGTTAGGAGCCGCCAGTGTACTTGGTGGCAATATATCTGAATGGATTTTAGCTGGTATGATGGCAGAGGGTGCCCCTATGAGCTGGTTCCTTCCACTTGAAATGATAGCTTCTCGTGAAAGTGGAAACCCGGGAACGCTAGGTACAGGTAATCCTAGTCTAGTCAACAACGTAGGTGTTGGTAGCGAATTTGCAAGTGGATTAATGCAGGTGTTACCAAGTACATTCCGCAGTTTCTTTGGAAGTGACGCAGGAATATTTAACCCTGTAATGAGTGTTCGAGCAGCTATAAGAGAAATAAGGGAAAGTTGGGGAGGTAATCCTTACAACATAACAGGACTTATGGATGGCAACGGTTATTTAGGATATGCAAGTGGTACTGATAATGCACTAGCAGGTTGGAGACTTGTTGGTGAAAATGGACCTGAGTTAGAATATTCTGAAACTGGGGGAGAAACAATTTTAAACAACCAAGACACTATGTCTGCATTAGGTAATGGTTCAGGAACTAATTTAATAAAAAATATTGCAGATGAAATAAATAGCAAGATAAATACATTCAAAGCTGCAGGAGAATCTATAGGTACTAATTTAATAAAGGGTGCTTCAGATGGAATAAATAACAGCTTAGATATATTTAAAAAGGCTATTGATAATATAGGTAGTGGTATAAGCAATGCCCTTAATCCTAATAAAGTGACAGAAGGATCTTTAAAGGACTTCCAGAGTTGGATGCCTGATTTTGTAAATGAACTTGCTAAAGGGTTGAGTGATAATAGTGTATATATAAATAACAGTGCTTTAAAACTTGGTACAATCCTTGCAGATTCAGTTATGCCAGAGAGAGATACAAGGACAAAGTATTTTGAGGATTATAATAGTGGAGCTGTTACCGCAGATAACGCAATTAGTCAATTAGATGCAAAAATTAAAATGCTGCAGACAACTACTGGTGACTATGAAACAGATGTAAGAAACCTTCTTGGAGTTATGACTGACCAGAGCACAGAGATAAATATATTGACTGAAGAATATAATAAATTAGCTGAACAATATGGTGCTGATTCAGATAAGGCTACTGCAGAATTAAAAAAGGTTGAAGATCTAAGAACAGCATATCAGGAAACAGGGAAAGCCGTTAAAGACTTAGCGGATAAATTGAAGGAAACTGAAATAAGTGATTTAAATGATATTAATGATAAATTAAAAGAATCACTGAAACAGCAATATGAAGATGAAAAACAGGCAGCGGAGGATCAGGTTAACCTTACAACTGATACTCAAACTAAAATACTGCAAGCTAAAATGGATGCACTTGATATTCAATATGATGATGAAGATGATGAAGATAAAAGAACTGAGCTAGAGAAAGAACTAAATATGCACTATGGTGCTGAAAAAAAGAAGGAACTGCAAGATGAACTGGACGATTTAAATAAAACTGAAAACAGAAGACATGAAAAACAAGATTTGCAGGATCAAATTGACCAGTTAAAAGATAACAACGACCAAATGATTAAAAATATAGAGAGCTTCTATACTGATAAATTAAAGGATGCGAACATAGATGCCGAAGCACAAAAGCTTTTAGTAGATAATAATCAGAAAGAAATTGTAGCCTTGTTAAAAAGTTATGGTAAAGATTACGAGCTTGCTGGTTCTAGCTTAGGAGATAGACTAGTAGATGGGTTAAAGAATTCTTTATCTGCTATACCTGATATGATTGACAGTATTAAGTCCCAGATAAATAGTTTAAATGATGATATGTCTTCTTTAAATTTATCTTCTAGCAGTAATAGTGTATCTGATAGTTCAACTCAACAAAATCCTGTAGCTAATTCAGCTAAACTTACTATCCAAAATCATTTATATTTAGATGGAAAAGAAGTAGCTGCAGTTACAACACCATATACTAATTCAATGCAAGGCACTAGTCTAGCATTAGCACAGAGGGGGTTAAGGTAATATGGTCGAAATATTTTATAATGGCAAAGGCTCTTATACAGACTTTGGGCTTATTTTAAATTACTTTAAGCCCCAACCTCCTACACCAAACATAATTAAGATAGATATTCCTTTTACTAATGGTAATTTAGATTTTTCTACTATTGGAAGCATGGGAGAAGTTACTTATCAAAAAAGAAAAATAGAAGTAGAGTTTCATGTTCCTAAGTTAAATATGGAAGCATTATCAGTACTATATAGTGAAGTTTTAGAATGGTTATTAAGTCCAGGAGAACAACAATTAATATATTCTAATGATCTATTCCATTATTATTTATCCAAACTAGAAGCTGCTCCTAGTTTGGATGATTTTAAGGAGCTTGGAACATTAAAATTGGAGTTTATAGCTCAACCATTTAAATACAATATGCTTGAGTTTGGTTTTGACTCTTGGGATTTATTTTGTTTTGAAACAGATTATACAGCTTATACTAACCAATTTTATATAAATGGAGAAACAAGTTTACAAATAGGTAATGCCGGAATGGATGTAACTCCAGTAATAACAAGTACAGCAGCTATGGCTTTAACGTTTAAAGGCATTACCTATAACTTAGTTGCTGGAGATAATAATATATATGGAATTAGATTAAAAAAAGGTATTAACTATCTAACTGTAAATGGAACTGGAACAATAACCATTACATTTACGGAACAGACTTTATAATAGGAGGACTACAAATGTATCAAATTATTTTAATAAATGGTTCAATCGAAACAACAATACATTATCCTAGTCCAGATAATAATATTCCTAAAGTTATAAGCCCTCATATAAATAAAGCAAGGGGGCAGGCGCAGCAACTAAATTTTTCTATATACCCTAATAACCCAGGATTTAATCTTTTAGTTAGAATGGCTACAAGGGTTAAAGTTATAGATTTAAGAGATAATACAGAAATATTTGCAGGGAGAGTCTATACAGCAAAATTTGCTTTTGGTGACAAGGCAATATATAAAGAGGTAGTTTGTGAAGGTGAATTAAATTATCTTCAAGATACTGTTCAGGATAGTGTAATTTATGAAGATAAGACAGCACAGGAAATGTTACAAATATTTTTGGATTATCATAATAGCCAAATAGAAGATTATAAAAAAATCCAGTTAGGAAACGTAACTGTTACCGATTGGATTTTTTGCACCACAAACAATGAAACTACTTTGGAATGTATAACTAAGTATGTTTATAACGAAGATTTAGGATATTTACAGTTAAGGAAAGAAAATGGAATTAATTACCTAGATTATTTGGCAATTACAAATGACAAGATTATAGATGTTACATTAGGGCAGAATTTATTAAGTTTAATACAAACTGACGACCAAACATTTGGAACTAGGATAGTACCTATAGGAGCAAATGGTTTGACTATAAACAATGTTAATGATGGGAAGAAGTACCTCGAAGATGCTGACGCAGTAGCTAAGTATGGATTTATATATAAAACTGTAGAATTCTCAGATGTAGATGATGATACAGAGTTAAAGAGTCAATGTGAAGCTCAATTATCAAGTTATACAAGTCCTAAGCAATCACTAGAACTTGATGTTGTTGACCTAGCTTCTTTAGCAAATGTAAGCACTGATATGATAGATGAAACTACAAGTGTGCATATAACAAATTTTTTAATGGGAATAGATGAAACTTGGAAGGTTGTTGAATATGATACAGATTTAAACGAAGTATATAAACCAAAAGTAACATTGAGTAATAAAGCTCCAAGCCTTACTAATTCTTTAAGTTCTATTGTAGGTTCTATGGTTAGAAATGAGGGCATTTATGATGGAGTACAAATAGGTGATAGTTTTGGACTAAGGATTAAAAAAGGTGATGTAATGTTACTTTTAAACGCTAAGGATGGTATCTCCATAACAAATGGTGATGTGAAAGTATTTTATATTGACAGTAAAGGACATTTGAATATAGTAAATGGCTATATATCTCTAACCAATGGCACGAATACAATAAAAATAGATCCTGATGTAGGAATTAAAATAACTAAAGCTAATGGCGTATATGCTTTTTATGTTGATACTGATGGAGAAGTTATACATGATGGAAAGCAGGAAGTAACAAGTGGAGGAAAGACACTTATTGAAAATTGGAAAAATAATAACGGTGGATTAACAGAAATTTTCGATAATGATGGAAATTTAAATGTGAAAGCAGGTAGTGAAAATGGTACTTCCGAAAATAATGGAGGTACTTTTATTTTATACAATGATGGAGAAGATAAACCTCGATTAAAATTAGGTATAGCAAAGGATGGGGACTTTGGAGTATTAGAAATATTGAATAAGGATGGACAAGTAAAAGCTGAAATAAATGGTGATGATACAGAAGGTAATGGAGTTGTTTTTATCGTAAATTCTAATGGAGTTAAACAAAGGCTTGCGACAGAATTATATGTACAGCAGTATGTAGCAGATCATATGCCAAGCACACCAACAAGCTAAGGGAGGTAATAACTAATGGCAGTTGATATTAGTGTTAGGACTTCGCAAATAAGGACGGCATTTCATGGAAAAGATGTTAGAGAGAATATAGCTGGTGGCCTTGAAGATATGGCGACTACTATAAATAATGCGGAATCTAATTCAAGTAGTGCAGTAAATGTAGCAACCGAAGCAATACAACTAGCAAATAGTGCTAAAACAACTAGTGCAAATGCAAACAATGTAGCTAATACAGCTAACTCAAATGCTCAAAATGCTTTAACTATTGCTACCCAAAAAGGCAATGAAACAGTTGATTTAGGAAATCAAGCTGTAAATATAGCAACTGAAAAAGGTAATGAAGCAAAGCAGATAGCCACAGATATAGGCAATAGTGCAATAGAGAGGGCAACAGATCTAGGGCAATCTGCGGTAGTTGTTGGAAATGAAGCGATAAATACGTCTGATGATGCTTTAGAAAGTGCAAGTGTTGCTTTAGATGTTGCTCTTTATGCTAAAGATACAGCATTGAATAAAGGTGATGAAGCTATACAAATAGCGAATGATGCTAAAACTTATTCAGAAAGTGTTGAATCTGGCGAAAGCACTAGATTAGCAAATGAGCAGAACAGGGTTAGTAACGAAATCACTAGACAAGCGAATGAAGTAAGTAGAGAAAGTTTATATGATTTATTCAGGGATTTTGTTAATTCTTCAGGAAAAATTGACAGAGTTCCTTATTTATTTGATGGAGGAACTTTTGGAGATACAGGAGATACTGGCACATGGGTATTAAGTATGGATGGAGGTAGTTTTTAATGGCAGATAGTATACAGATTAGAAGGGGTTTAAGAAAAGATGTAAAACCATTGCCTATAGCTATGCCAGGGTATATACAAGATGAAGGTAGGTTGATTGTAGGAAATGGAGATGGCACAAATACAGAGGTTAGTATTAAAAGTGATGTAAGTGCGGCTTCTGTATTTCCATGGGATGTACCAATAAAATTTGATGGCACAACAGTAGGCAATATAATTTTAACTCTTAACCCAGTAATACTGGGGACTATAACTTTAGGATAGGAGGACTTTTTTATGAAAAGTAATTTAGCAGTAGGTGAACAAATAAATCTAGCAGAGGAATTTAATAAAAGACTCCAAAGTGGCGTTCTGCAAAGTGAAATGGGACTTGATGCTTCTGCAACAGCAACAGGACAGGCGGTTAGATGGGATGAATTTTCTAAGAGACATAACAATGATGGTTCACATAAACCTTTAATACAGTCCGAAATGGGTTTAGATGTTATGGCTACAGCAAATGGACAGGCGGTTCGACATGAAGAATTTTCCGTAAAACACAATAATGATGGTAGTTTTAAGGCAGGAATTATACAAGATGCAGATATAAACAGTAACGCAGGAATACAAGCAACTAAATTAGCAATACAGAAAAACTACAAGAAAAGCAGTCTAGCAAGTCCATCTGCAACGGCTAATACAGATGGTTCTGTAATAAGTTTGGTACCTCCAAGTGGTTATGCAGCCATTAATCCTATGGCGATATCTATAGTATTTGGAGGTACATTTGTTGGTTCTGAAAGTATAACTGCAAAAGTAGTCGCAACCTATTCTGACAATACATCCGCAACAGTAACTAAGACATCAACCGCAATAGAAGCGATACCTTTTTCAAATTCGGATTTGATGGACTTAATCAAGGATGATGTATATATTAAACAGTTGGACGTAAAATCTCAATCTAACACAGCGAATAGTGCCGTGACAGTTACCTTTAACCATTGTGGATTCTATTTATAAAAGGCAGGTGAGAACATATGGGAAGAAATGACATAATAAAAAATAACGGTATGGTAGATTGGGATAAAGTAGGTGGGATGCATGATGATATAAAAAGTTTAGGTTCGCAAATGGCAGATTATGCAGTAAGTATAAAAAATTGGCTCCCACTTGTGCATAATTTAGGGCAATCTAATGAGGATTGGACAGATGCTATTAATGCAGGTATAAATTATATACTAAGTAAAATTCCAAGTGGCAATTATTATGGTCAAAATACAACTCCTTATGGTATTACATATTTATATTTTCCAAGTGGGTTATATCAAGTTTATGATACTATAAACTTATTCTCATTTGTAAATATAAAAGGAGCAAGTAAATTTTCAACTCAAATAAAACTTATGGCTGATGATAGACCACTTTTTTATGCAGGTTATAATACAAATGATCCTCATTATGCTTATCCTAATATGTGGAATTTAGGAGGAAAATATAGTAAAAATATAAATATTGAAAACTTGAAATTAGTAGGTATTAATGATATACATCAGCCACATAACTTAGATAGAGTTAAAAATCATGCCATTCAATTTGACGGTGTTATGCACGCAGAAATTAAGGATGTTGAAATAGAATACTTTTATGGCAATGGACTTGAAATGAATAAAATTGAGTGGATTATGTTTGATAATGTAGTTGTTAGATATTGTAGAATAGGTTGTAATATAGATGCTACAGAAAGTACCCAGCCAGACAAAACAACTATTGACAATTGTACTAACACATTTTTTAATTGTAAATTTTGGTATAATCATCAAGGCTTATGCTTGAATAAAACATCTAATAATATATTTTATCGTTGTATATTCGAGGAGAATATAGGTAGTTATTACAATATGACAACTAATGGTAAATTTAATGGAGATAAATTACAGCCAGATGAATTTTATTTGCAATCTATTGGAATAAATTTAAAAGAAACATTTGAGGATGTATTTGATTGTTGTTATTTTGAACAGCAATATATAGATATATTAGTTAATACTGGTTATTCAGTTTATTTTAAAAAATGCTTTTTTAATCCTACAGATGGAACTAATATAACTACAAATGGAATCGTTGCAGAAGATTGTGCGAGACACGATATTATGTTTAGAAAAAATTTAATTATGATTTCAATTGAAAAAAATGAAAATGATTGGTATATAGATACGGATGGTTATCCACTTCCCAATCATAAGAATGAAACGAATCAAGCACATATAGTATTTTATGGGAGTAGAGATTCTAGTGGAAATATTATTAATGGATGTGGGAGCCCTTTTGTAATGGAAGAATGTTGGTTTGCAAATTCTAAAACAATAAATTCTGCAAAAACAAATCAATATAAAACTATTAGGTTTACATTTGACGATTATGATTATCCAAGCTTTAAAAATTGTTTGGGATTATCTTTTAATGATAAAAACAGCATATTTTCATCTGCTGATGGGTTTAATCCCAAACCTATAGTAAATGGGTATGAAGTAGATAATGGGTTATATTCAACTGATTTAACAACTGAGTTTTCATCTGCTCCAACAAATCCTAATATAGTTGGACTTTTGAAAGCAAAACATGCATGGACTCAAAATGAAAATCAAAATAGTTTTTTATTTGGTTATGCTTGTTGGGGCTATGGTAATCAAAAAAAAGTTTATTTACCTGAAAATATTCAAATTGGTCAAAAAAACTCAATACCAATAAATGGAACATGGAATGTTGGAGATTTTATTTATAATTCGAATCCAAGCGAAGCAGGTACATCAGGTTCAAAATATATTATACTAGGATGGATATGTAAAACAAGTGGAAACCCTGGTGTATGGCAAGAGTGTCACGTTTTAACAGGTAATTAATAGGAGGGTATAAAAATGGCTTTACAAAAAACAATAACTTTACAAAATGGTTTGCAAATTCAAAATGCTTATATAAGAATAGATGCTATAAATGGATATAAAGGTGGTTTAGATATATCAGTAAACTCTTATGTATCACAACAAGATTTTATAGATGGTAAAGGATATTTAGAACAAAAGATATATCATTTTGTACCTGATGTTTCAGGTACAGCTTTAAATTTTATAAAACAAGGATATGAGTATCTTAAAACTTTAGATGAATATAAAGATGCTATAGATTTATTAGATGAAGGGCAAACAGTATAATTGAGCTATATAGGAAATTATTCTCTAAAATTTATAAAAAAGGTTTTTGAAGAGATTTGTAGAATATATTATTAAAAGTGTTAATTTTTAATTTTATATAATAAATATTTCTAAGGAGGAACAAACTATGGAGAAATCTGCTATAAATTTTTGGGATAATGTATGGAGCAATTTTAAACCTTTTAATATTACAAGTTATGATTTTACATATTTAAGCTCTTTGTTGAATTTAATTGGGGATGTTAATGGAAAAGATATTTTAGACTTAGGATGTGGTGATGGAGAACTATCGGTATATTTAGCTAAAAAAGGAGCTAATGTAACAGCGATAGATATATCTAAACAATCTATTAATAACTTAAAAATTTTATCTGAATATAATAATGTAAGAATAAATGGTTATGCTATAAATGCTATGGATTTAGAACAGTTGAACAAGAAATTTGATTTAGTTGTTGGAAAATTTATTTTACATCATATAGAACCTTTTAATAATTTTGTAAATGTAGCATTTAATATTTTAAATCAAAATGGTAGAGGAATTTTTTTTGAAAATAGTTCACGAAATAAAATTTTAATGTTTTTTAGGCAAAATGTTGTTGGAAAATTTGGCGTGCCTAAATACGGAGATGAAGAAGAATATCCTTTTGAACCTAGAGAAATTAACATGTTAAAAAGTAAGTTTGGAAAACTTAAAGTCTACTATCCAGAATTTAAGTTTTTTATAATGCTAGGAACATATATATTTAAAAATAAGAAAGCAGAAAAATTTTTTAAATCAGTAGACGAATTTTTTTATAAATATATAAAAATATTTAACAAATATAGTTATAATCAAATCATTGAATTTAAAAAAACAAATTAATTCATAATAGAATATTTTTGCGAACTAACACATCAAGAACTTTGGAAGAATCCAAGGCTCTTTTTTAATACAAAAAATTAACAGGAGGTAGTATATGAGTGAAAATTATGATGGTGAATTGTGTGAGGAAAGGCACAAACAGATAAAAGAAAAATTAGAATTACATGATACTAGGCTAAACAATCACTCTAACAGGCTGGATAAGTTAGAACAAAATGAAACTGAAAATAGGACTGAAATTAAGAACCTGATAAAGAAAATGGATGATTTTATAAATACTATACAATGGGGACTTGGCATATTTGTCACAGTCTCTATTTTTGTTATAGGAGTTTTATTAAAAAAATAAGAAAATAGAAAGGAAATGATTTTATGAAAATAGCAATAGATGAAGGACATAACAGAGGACAGGACAGTGGAGCTGTAGCAATTGGAAACGAAAATACAATGAACATTCAAACTGGAGAAAAAGTTATTGCAAAGTTACAGGCTCTAGGACACCAGGTACTTAGATGTATAGACCATGTGCCACAAGGTGTTGATGTAGGAACTTCATTAGCAGATAGAGTTGAAGCTGCTAATAGTTGGGGAGCTGATTTATATGTTTCCATCCATGCTAATTGTGATGGTGGACATGGTACAGAGGTTTGGGTTGGCTCTGAAAGTGGAAGAGATGTAGCAAGCAGAATTGTAAACAATATAGCTGCTTTAGGATATACAAATAGAGGTGTTAAGGTACAAGGAGTAGATGGAGGACACCTATATGTACTTAGACATACTAATATGAAAGCTTTACTTGTGGAGCAATGCTTTGTTGATAGTGCAAGTGATATGTCCGCATGGAATTCAGAAAGCATGGCTAATGCTATAGTGGCAGGGATAACAGGCCAAGTAGTCCAAGCACAGACAACTACAGCACCAGCACAGCCAAAACCTGTGGAAGTACCAAAGTATGATGAATCTGTACCAACAGGAGCTAATATTTGTCCAATACCTAATACAAAGTTCTACATTGAAGCTAGAGCAGACGGAGACATGGGAATTCATTTAGATAGAGGTAACTACATTACTATTAGAAAGGGCGGAGCCCCAGTAGTAACTTACAATAACAATAAAGGTCAGGGTGGATCTAAATTATTGTTTTAATCAGCAGGGAGCTTTTATAGCTCTCTTTTAAATTATAAAAAATATTTGGAGGTAATATAAATGATAGATATAGCAAAGGAAATAATTACTGATGTATGTTATGTAGGAGTTACAACTATAGCTGGAATAGCTACTTATTATGGAAAGAAATTTATAGATAGTAAGCAAGGATTAATTGAAAAACAAAAGGAAGCTTTAAAGAAGCAAATAGGAGATGCACAATATAATAAGGATGTAGATATTGCAAAAAGGACTATTCTTGCTATAGAGCAGGAAGGTAAAGAGTTTAACTGGGAAGGTGCTATGAAACATAGTAAGGCTACTGAGATTATAACTCAAAAGACTGGATTAAGCTCTGGTGATATTTACGATATTATAAAATCTGTGTGTGCAGAAATTAACTTAAATAAAAAAGCATAATAATAATTTTAAGCCTAGTGGGGTAATTCCTGCTAGGCTTTATTTTTGTGTTAAATTGATAAAATGTTAATATTTTGTTACAATATAATAAAACATACATAAGGGGGGATATTATGAAAAAAAGAGTAATTGTAGAAGTTATAGGAGCTATTTTAATTTTTATTGTCGGTTATTTTGTAGGAGATACTATGGCTATAAATAGAGTAAATAAAACTATTGATGCTAAGGTATCTAAAGAGACATCTCAGACGTCAACATCTCAATCTAATACTAACTCTAAAGAAAAACAAAAGATATATAAACTAGGTGAAGAAGGTACTTCTGGGAATTGGAAAATTAAGATTTTAGACACACAGGAAGCTACTACAATACAAAGTGGTGATGGATCAGACAATAAAACTACACAGCAAAAGTTTATAGTTCTTAAGTTGCAAATGACTAATATATCGCAAGCAGCAGTACAATATAGTGACAATGAATTTACATTAATTAATTCAAAAGATAAAAAGCAATATCAGCTAAATGGAGATGCTTCACTTACAGCTACACAAGTTGAGACTATATATAAGAGCAATTCAAATTTCTTCTTAGCTGTTGATAGCATCAATCCTAATACTCCAAAAGAAACATATGTGGTTTTTGAAGTACCAAAGGATTTTAATGTAGCGAATGGTATATTGGTACATGAAGGTAATGATGAAAAGGTTGTTGGATATAATATAAAATAAGGGGGAAATAATAAAATGAAAGCTATAGGTATAATACTTATTGTAATTGGAGCTGTTGGAATTATTATGGGAATTAATATGATTGGTGATATTGGCATAGCTGCTATAGTGGGAGCTTTGGCAGCTTTAGTATCTGGAATAGGATTTATATTAGCAGATAAAAAAATGAAGCAGACTATAACTACTATACAGGGAGTTATTCCTTCTACACAAAACACAAGCTCTACAGTACAAGACACTCAACCAATAGAAAATACAACAGATACAGCAGATGCAAATAATGTAACTCCTCAAGCATAGTAATAAACCCTAGGCTTTTTCACCTAGGGATTATTCAAAATTTGTGGATGGAGAAAAGAGTAGTAAATTAAAAAAAGCAGAGCAATTAATATCTAAGGGTCAAGAGTTAGAAATTATTACAGAAGATGATTTTTTAAAATACTTATAATAATATAGAAACTCCAACTTAAATTAACAAGAAAGCTGGGGACATTTTGGGGACAGATTTAGTAAAAAAGTCCCCAAAAGTACATTTTTACACCTAAGATACATCTTGCAAAACTTAGTTATATCAATGCTTTAAGCTTGCACATAATTACACCAAACATAAAAATGCTAATTCGTAATCAGTAGGTCACAGGTTCGAATCCTGCTAGGAGCACCATAAGAAAAGCCTGTTATATCAATGTATAACAGGCTTTTTAATTTCTTATATTTGTTTGCTTAAAATTGAAAATGGGGACGTTTTGGGGACAAAAAAGGCAAAAATGTATGTTATAATGCATTATTTAGCTTCACCATTGTCTTTATTACCAAACATTATATTACTTAATTTATCAGCTGCAACTTTATCAGCAGATTGCAATGCATGTGTATATATGTTTAAAGTTGTGGATGTATTACTATGACCTAATCTTTTAGATACTTCTCTTATATTTACGTTTTCGTTAATAAGCAGAGTTGCAGATGTGTGTCTCAACTGGTGGAATGTTATATGTCTTAAATTATGTTCCTCTAAAAATTTTCTAAACCAACGTGAAGGGGTGCTAGGATACATAGGTTTCCCATTCCATTGTGTAAAAACAAAACCAGTATTAACCCATAAGCTTCCGCAGCTTAATCTTTTTTCTTTTTCATTTACTTTATGCTTAGATAGTAAATCCATAACAGGTTTTGGTATAGTTAAAGTTCTTTTAGAAGTATAATTTTTAGTTTCTTTTAAGAACGTGCCTTTTGTGGGTAAATATTGGCTAGAATGAACTATATTTATAGTGTTAGTATCGAAGTCTATATTATCCCATTTTAAACCTGTAAGCTCTCCTAAACGCAATCCAGATGCTAATGTTAGTATTATTGCCACCTTATATTTAAATTCTTCCTTAGAGGTTGTATCAAGCTCGATCATTAGTTGTTGTACTTCTTCCTCATTATAGTAGCCTGCTTCAACTTTCTTTATTTTAGGTGCATCTACATTAGAAACTGGATTGCTACTAATTAGTTGCCATTTAACAGCAGATTGTAATATATCATGCAGTAATCTATGGTAATGTCTTATTGTATTAGCAGATAAGCCACCAGCCTTACCATCTTCTCTTATACCGTCTTCTTGTAAGTTATTATAAAATTCTATAAAATGTACAGGCTTTAATTTATCAAGTTTAAGATGTCCTAATGCTGGAATTATTCTACTATCTAATAGTTTTTTATATTCAAAAACAGTTTTAGGAGCTAAGTTCTTTTCGGCATAATCTTTAATCCATTTTTCAGAGAAAGCCTTTAAAGTTAGTTTTGCAGGTTCTATAAAAGAATTGTTTTCTACTTCTGCTATAAACTTAGCAAGTTCTTTTTCGCATTTTCTTTTTTTCTCTGCATCCGTTTTACCTTCTACTTTTATAGTTTTTGTATACTTTTTCCTTTTACCGTCACCAGTTCTACCACCAGATATTACAAGGCGGTAAGTATTTTCTCCTCGCTTTTCAATTGATCCAGCCATTGCAATTCCTCCCTTCAGTCTTGGGTAAATTATAACACAAAAAAATAAAAGCACCCTTATGAGTACTTTAATTATTTTTATTTTTTGCATTTTTAACATATTCAATTGATAATTCAGTTAAAATTTTAGAGACAG